AACACTCCAATCCTTTAGAAGTAGATGATCTGGTGCGGAACACTGGCAGAAGCGTTGCCCCGCTTACCATCTTCTTTACCGACGCCGCCGCCGATTTGAATCGCGCGACCAAATCGCTGGGTATCGTCATTACCAATACCTGGAGACCCCGCGCTAACACTCAAGCTTCGACCTTCCGCATCGAAGGTGGTGGCCGTCACACTGCCGGTAAGCTGTAGACCATCATCGCTTACGATGTCGGAACCAATCAACTGATTGCCTTCTGCGAAGCCTTGAATGAACACCTCATTTCCTGTAAAGCCAACTAAAATTGGCTTACTCTGAAGACTCCAGCTCTCTTGCCCATACCCCACGAAATCCTTGGAATACGAGAAGCTGGTGATGAACATAGCTTCAGCCCCAGTTCTATCAATTGGGGTAGTTGATCCGGTGCAGGGCGCGGGAGTAATGATTACTCCCATCTTAGCATCGCTATCCACGCACGCCGTGGACGGTGCTAAGGCTATTGGGGTTGAAGCCCCACCATAGTTGGTAATGCTGATGCTTTCCTGTTCCGTAATGTTCACGTCGAAGGCATCGAAGCTTCCCAACTGAAACAAGCGCTCTACACTCGGAGATAAGCTAAAGCTGACGGAAACTATTCCGCCAGAGATAATGCTGGATGTGACCGCTGTACCGGCTCCGATGATCACAGGCATTACTTAGCCCTCCTTGGTAGCCTCCGCCTGAGGCTGAGTTTTCTTGGCTCCGCAAGTACCGCACGGATCCCCCATAGTCAGCGCATCGCAAGACTCGCACTTCGACGCCCCCAATTCTACCTGCTGGGCTCGCTGATGGGAACTTAGGTACGCGTAGCGGGCCAAATACTCTGCGTGCGTACCACTTTTTTGGGCCCGATTATTGGGCCGTCCGCAACAAGGCATAGTCCGTCTCCTTAGACCGGCCGAATACCACCGCGGGGGCAGTCATCGGCACAACCGGTCATAACTAGTGTGTATCTGTGTTCAAAAACTGGAGGCAAGGATGCGGGGATAATGGAACTCACCAAATTGGTGACGTACCCTTTGAAATTCACCCCGCCAAAGGTCAAATCCGTGTAGTCGCGGGGTGGATTTACACCCGGCGTCTGTTCTGTCGAAACTACCGTAAACGATACACTGGCCAATCCATTAGACTGGTACGAGATGTTGATGGTAGGACAGTCGATAAACTCGAATTGCTCAGCCATTAGAGGTTAGCCACTCCCGGAATTTCGTCCTCTTCAATAATCTCCTCCCGGAAAGTCTCGGTAGAGGTAAAGATGATCCCATTGGTATCTGGATCCAGAAGTCGTTGTGCTGAATAACTGGCAGAGACATAGTTTCCACCCAGGCCAATCATGTCGTTAGAACACAGCAACTGGCTTTGATCTTCGCAGGTATCCGTGTTCTGGCGGCTGGCCTTGAAGGTCTGAAGTACAAACGAAATGGTAGCAGGCGCGGGAGCTTCTAGCGTCGCGCACCCACCTTTGACTGGCTGAGGGGCTGACGCCCGCAGTGTATAAGAGGTTGATCTGGTTACCATTAGATTAGGGCTCCTTCACACGACGGGATGGAGAATTGGAACGTGTATTGGTTCGTCGCGGGGGAAGGCAAAGTAACACTAATGGAAAAATTGGTAAGTTTCACGTCCAGGCCAAGAATGTTGAAATCCAAGGAATCCGCATTCTGAGTATCGAACGCAAACGGCGGGCCCGTCCAAATCAGATCCGACCCCATAAAGCGGGTGGTATCAACAACTTGGGAAGCTGGTCCGCTAGCGGCACTGGCATTGATGGTACGAAACGAACAGAACTCTCCCAGTAAGGTGATCCCATTGATTGGATCCCCTTCTCGGAAAGCCTCCCCTGTTTTGGTACGTATCAGGCGGGTAACGTTGTTCTCGCAGTCAAAGCGTGACTGGATGGGAAGACTTACCCCCGCTTGGGAGGGACACGAAATACCTAGGTATCGGTCTCCGCCCCGGGGAAAGGCGTACGCGGTAATGTTCAAATTCCCTGTGGAAGGGCCCTTGAGGCGCTTCCTGACGTCAGAAAACACGTTAGGCGACTGAGAACACTGACTTACGATGTCAACGAACTCAGAAGATCCAGTTATACTGGCGGAGATAATGCCCTCAAAACCGACTTCGAAAAGTCCGGCTATGTTGCACTCGCACGCCATTTAGACTTCTACCTCCTAATTATACGTGATCTGTTTGAGTATTTCAACCTTATTCAGAGCCGTAGACTCCGTATGCCGGGCCACCCTGTCCCAGGCTGCTGTGATCGTGGATCGGGATACCTACCACCGTAGCTCGTCCTGTAAAGGTGGCACCGCCACTCTTGGTGAAAGTAATGGTGGCTTCCCCCAACCCGCGCATGGTCACCAGTGCGGTTCCGTCATTATTGTCTTGAATAGTAGCAATTTCCTCATCATCGATGGTCCAAAAATCACCTGTGTCATAAGAGGTACCCTGAAGAGAGAAGAGCACAGAAACTCCAGGAGATAGTGCCACAGTCTTGGGTTTGATGTCTATGATACTCGTATCGGACTCCGACCCGGACTGATCTGCCGCCTCCGGATCTTTGGCAGTATAGTAGGGATCCCAGGAAATTCGATCCGTGCGCACCAATTTAGAATTCTCGCGTAGGTTGGTATCCGGACGAGCGATGGTCTGGGACCCACCACTTTGCTTACGAACCTCCAAAGAGATACCTCGTTGGGGGGCTTTGGACACCACATTGGTGATGGCGGCAAACGTGGTGGGCCCCCGGGTTCGCTGGCGTCGGGAAATGGTCTTACCTTCCAATTCGTGGAACCTGTCCTGCCCAGACATGTTGACTACATAGTTGGCAGCATCCTCAAAGGAAGGGTTGACCGTAATCTGCAAAACCTGGCCGGTAAAGATCTGGCGCATGTTATCTACGGTCCCAGCCTCGATTATGATGTCCTGGTCCACAGGAAAGTCTGTCGTGGCTGGTACCTCAATAGAGCAATTGAAAGAAGCAGCCAGTTGACCCCGCGACCTATTTACGCTGAACGATTGGATGTCCGGAGTTTCGAACACCAAGTTACCAAAGCGGATGCGGGCGCGGATCTTTTCCAGAACGATGTTTGCGCAACTGGTCATTAGATTCTCTCCACTGGGTTGTTGTAGATCTTTACCCCCACTCGATCGCCTACTGAAATATCTTCCAAGGTCATAAGCAGGCACGGGAACTCCCCGAGCCCCTCGACACGTACCGTGTATTCTGCTCCGTTACCGGCGTCTTGAATCACCATACCTTCCCGCGAAACTTCCTCAGTTTGTAGTTGGTACTTAGGGTCGTTGAAACTACCGGCGGTCAAGTACAACGGCCCCACAGTAATGGTAATCAGATACTGGCTGGAGTCCGAGTAGGAATAATTGATCTCGTTGATGATACCAATTTCCCCATTCGGAAGAGGTACATAATCCCCCAGTCGGGGGGTTGACTCTGGGCCCAGGACCATAGAGTGCGTAGCAATGGTCCGATTCTGTAAGGACAAGAGGTTGCGAGCAATCTCCAAACACTCGGTTCCCTGCTTCTTTCCCTGGGGGTATGAGGGATCATCTACTTCTCCAAATGCGAAGGGAAGAGTAATGTCAATTGTGGACCCATTAGTGTTATCTTGCAGGATAGAAAGTTCGCTATCTTCCAAATCCTGATCTGTAGTTGGATCAGAGTCGATAATACCATCGGCCTGATTGATAATGCCTTCAGACGGAAGCGTTCTGGTGCCGTCAATGCTAGTAAGCGGAAACCGGGATGCATAGGCAATAGGTGCGGGCAAATCAATGATCACGATAGGTCGGTAGGATACTGAGATCTGTTTGGCCAAAGCCATGGCGTCGCCCTGCGGAGAAAAAATGTCGATGCTCGGGCGCTTACGCTCGACTACGATACACATCTGTCCTGCATTGGCCCTATAACCTAAGGAGTCCCCGATGTTACAGATGTGATCTGAAAAGTCGAGACCCGATTCTTCGGGATGCAGCAAGTCGTTGCTGGCATAAGTCACATGGGTAATTGAAGGAGCACTTCCGCCGATAGTACCATCTGGATCATCATAAAGCGAACAAATGTAGGCCGTGAAGTCGTCTTCGATTACACTAAAGAGATGCACCGTAACGTTTTCGGTGGCGGGATCAACTTCGTAAGTCCAATTCTTTCCCTGCGGAAGACTGATTAGCTCTTTAGCCGGGCGGACCACGCTCTTCATTAGGCCGGGGATACCAAATCCACTTCCAGCACCAGGGGAAGTTACTACTTGGATGATTTTTCTACCGGCGAATACTACATCCACTACTCCGATAAAGTCTGATTCCAAAACCCCAAACTTGTTCAATCGCTTGAATCTATCCCCGTCGAGAGTAATCTGGGAACCTGCTAAAGCCGTCTCGCTAACGGAGCACTTGTCTCCCCGAGCAGAAATTGTTGTTACAGTAGCAGTAACCGTAGAGCCTGTTCCCGCCACGGCAGAATCGTAATCACCAGACAGGCCACGACTAGCAATAGTAGTTACACTTCCATCTTCATCCGTAATAGATCCAGCCAAAACGCTGGCATTGAGCAGGCTGGAACTTACCTTGATGTATTCCTTGTAAGTATCTCCAAAGGTAATCTTGATCCCTGGCTTGTAATCGGGGTTACGAACAGGCGGGTTAGTTCCTGGCTTAAATTGTTCAGTCTCAAGTGGCATATCTAAGTCTACCAAATAGCCCATAATAGTCTCAAAGGCCTGTAGTTCGTAGGAATTTACGATGTCGTCTAGGTAGGCCTGATCTAACTGAGGATCATCATATGTGATGGTAGCATACTGACCAGTGATAGATTCGTCACAAGAATCTTCGGCGCATTCCTTGTAGTCCATGAATTCTTTGTTCTTGAGTCCGTCAAAGGGAGGACGAATTACTCTTTGCGGGGGCGGATCATAACCACGCACGATCACCAAATCGGCAGGGGTGGTAATCTGGCTGGTAGGAATACAGTAACGCACATCCAACCCAGCGGCAGCCGTCTCTCCAGCAATATAGAATCGGGCAATTCCATTCTCGGCGATCTCTACTTCTCCAAACCCTGGTCCACCTGTTCGGGTAGATCCAGCAGGCGGGGTATCAAGTAATTCCGCAGCCAAAGACAACTTGAGCATGGTGGTGGCATCTTGATTACGAATATCCATGCCGGGTAAAGAGCCACCCAATACTTCTCCCAAATTGAATGGAATACCAAAGGTCTCCAGCACCAGCTGGGCAACCGAACGATCCGGTTGTGCGTCTAGAAGCTGGTTCTCTGGATTTGGGCTACCAATAACCAAATCTGTATAGCTAGGGTCTCCCCCAACCAGAACGTTTCGCCCTTCCAATTGAATCAGCGCATCCCTACCCATTCCTTACTCCTCTTATCGTCCCTGGGACTTGTTGAGAGCCAGTCGTGCATTGGAAATTGCCGGACCAAGATCCTTGTTGATCTTCTTGATAGCGTCGTCTTGCTGCTTGTTAGTTTCCTCAATTCTATCGGCTCTAGCAGAGAGGTCCCTATCTGCGTTCTCACGCAGGGTCTTCTCTTGCTCAACCGCAGTCTTTGCGGCATTGGCGGTATTGGTAGCTTCTGCTGCCGCCTCTGTAGCCAGCTGGGCAGTAGTCTCCAAAGCGTCAACACGGCTTTCTGCGGAAGCGGCTTGCTCTTCGGCCGCGGCGACGCGATCATCCAAACCAGCAATCTGATCCTGCGCACCGGCCGCAGCCTCGGTAGCGGAAGCTGCCGCCTCGGCAGCGGCGGCCAACTCGGCCTGGGCCTTTTCGATGGCGGCGTTGATCTCGGCCAGCAGTCTATCCTGTTCTTCCTTGGCTGCCTGCAAGTCCGCCTGGAGGCCTTCCAACTCAGTAAGCTTGGTTTCCAATTCTCGGGTGCTTTCCGTGGCCGTAGTAGTAGCCAAATCAGTAACTTCCGTGCGCAATTCCTCTTTGGCTGTTTCAAGATCTGTAGCCACTTGCTGAACTGCGGTATCTAGAGTAGTCTGAAATTCGGTGAGGCGCTCATCTATTGGAGTCCCATTAGGATCGACGACTGTTTCCAAAAGAGCTAGGCGGGTTCTAGCATCGGTAACATCCGCACCGATGGCAGAAATGCCCGTGTTGATTCCCTCTGATACTTCACCCAGGTTGGATACTTCAATGGTACCACCCGTAACATTGACGTCGAGACCTTCGCCCAGCGCCTCAACAGCTGCGGTGGTGCCATCGATCTTTTCACCCAAACCAGTGATACCTTCAAGCGCGGACACCAGCGAAGAGAATTGTTCGTTTAGGGACGCAATTGCAGCGGCTAGGGCTTCCGTATCCGCTCCGCCTGTTCCTACTCTATCGGCCGCTGTTTCTCCGCGATCCGAACGCTGTTCGATATCGTCGCGAGTACCTGCCCCGGTACCTCTATCCGTGGAAGTAAGACCGGGGGTTGCAGTTGCGTTGCCGGTAATAGCCCGCGCTTGACTTTCGGCCTGTAGATTTCGATTAGTAAGGCCTTGGGCCGGCGGCAGCATCTTAGATTCGAGGGCCTGGAACAAAGCACTTGAATTCTGAATCCTCTCCAGCATTTGTTGAGGAGTCATACCCTGCGCCTTGGGATGGATATCTTCAAAGGCACCCGGGGTAAAGACGCGAGTGGCGGGAGATCTCTGCTCTAGAGCAGCCAGTGTTCGCAAATTCTCTGCTTCGGTTAGCGGTCCGCCCGTACTCCTGGCTTTGATGGTTTGGGCCTGCGTAAACATATCTTCCATGCCGCCGGTGTAGGTTCTAGCCTCACCCTTGTAGACGTTGACGGCACCAGGTACGCGCTGTCCCAAATCATAAGCGGGACGAGGGGCTTCCTGCAACCCACCCTTCGGTAGGAAAGAAATTCCTTCCTGTTGCAATGCCCCCAACCAAGCCCACGGCTCAGGGCGGGCTTGCGATGGAACTGGAGCAACACCTGCCGCAGCAGGAACCGCCCCCATCACAGGGGCCGCACCGGGAACAGGCGCGACGGGGGGCCGGGCACCAGCTATCATACCCGCAGGCTGGCCGGCAGCAGTTACTTGTGGAGCACCGGGGCCGCCGAGCCAGGTAGGCACGTTAAGTTCGGATAGCCACTTTCCAATTCCGGTCTGGCCATACTTTTCACCTGCCCATGCGCCTGGCCGGCTAATCTGATTACCAAGCCAACCGGCTGCACCCGAAAGAGCACCACCTGTCTTCTCATCATAGTATTGCCCAGCGACACGCATAGGTTCGGAAGTTAGAAGTCCAACACCTGCACCAGCGAGACCACCCAACACACCACCGGCGGCTGCACCGATCGGCCCGCCGAGCATACCTCCCAAGCCGGCCCCGGCCATTGCACCGCCGGTAGTCAATCCCCAGAAACCCGCCTGTTCCCCTAGGTCACCAGCCACAGCAGCCCGCTGTTCAGGGGTTTGAGCCAACCCTGCGCGGTGGAGAACACCGCCCATTTGGGCACCACCCACGGCACTGCCTGCCATTGCCAATCCCCTGGCACCAGTCCCAAGTACTCTACCTAGGCGGGCCCTTCTAGCCGCAGCGGCCGCCTTCTGGGCATCTTCCGCCATAAGTTCTTGGGCCCCCGCCTTCGAAATGTTGATGCGCGCGACCGGCTCGTAGCCGATTCCGCTCGGCCTGCTTATCTCGTTCACGAGGGTATCCGAGCCCTCATAAACCGGTTTTGCGCCGGGCACTAGCTCGAAATTTGTCCCTGTGGCCCGGGCCGCCTTCTGATATGTCTTAAGCTGGCTAGCCGATGTGGTAAAGGTGCTCTCGATAGCATCCATTCCCTGCTCTCGCGCCCACTCTACCATCTTGCGCATTCGAGATGAACCAATGCCTTTGCCCTGTAATTCTGCCGGCAAGGGCCCTTCTGTGATGTGTTGCGCCTTAAGGAGCTTGCGTCCGCCCTCATTCTCAATCTCAAATTGCTGAAAGCCCACTACCTTGTCGTTTAGATAAGAAGCCACACGCACAATATGGTCAGCTTCTTTCTCGATGACGTTGGTAACAGTGCCCAATGCCGTTTCAATCTCGTCGGACATTATTGAGCCAGTGACGACGCCGGCAGCGGACCCTCTAATACGAGAGCCAGCGGCGGTTAGAGCACCAAGGGCAACCGGACCACTAATCCCCGCTTGCTGTGCCTCTAGAGGAGATCCTACCGCGGTGCGTAGGGCCGCAGGTGCCACACCCGTAGGGGTGGTTATTGGAGCGACCGCAGTTCCGGCCGCAGGTGTTCCACCAGTACTCATAACTGCAGCACTGGCCTGTTGCATGGCAGAAACCTGCTGATTCTGTACTTGTTCTATACACTTGATGGCGTCAATTATTCCAGCTGTGCCGGCAACCATCTGAGACATCAACGCAGTTTGAGTATCCTGCCTAGAAGTGATTGGGTTGGTGATGTACTGCTGGTAGTCTTTACCTAGCGCTTCTCTTGCCTTTTGCTTAGCAACTTCTCTGGCCTGCTGCATCACTCGGGTAGCTTCCTCTAGAGCAGGAATTCCTCGGAAAGTCAACTCCCCACCTGGCCCCATTTCGGCTTGCTCAGACGTAGCTAACTCCTGGGTCAGAGTGTCAATCATATTTCGAACACCGCTTTCCAAACCAGTATTGTCCAATTGACCAGAGAACAAAGCATCTGCCATAACCTGGCGGAACTGCTCGGCTTGAGATTGTTGCGCGCGCAGGGCGTTGATCTCAATGTCCTGCTGTTCCTTGATACGGGCTTCTTTTTCGTCAAACTCGATAGCGGCCATTTCCTCGGCCTCGGCACGGATTTCTGCCATAGATCGAGGACCACCAGTCCTACGCGCCTCGACAGCCTCCCGTCTCTGCTCGAAGGTAGTCTTGAAGCCCGGCTGTCCAACACGAGCAAACGCACCCTCTAGATCGGAACCGATCTTGTCGTACTGAAGTGCTTCTGCCTTCTTGAAATCGGCGATCATATTCTCAAGAGAATTGGCAAAATCGGTGGCGGCAATAGCCAGCCTGGCTGGGCCCTTCTTAGCCATCAGATCTTTATTCGTTCTCTCCAAATTAGCAATTGCTTCCAATTCTGCTTTGTGGAAATTGAAATATGCCTCTTCTCGTTTCGCCGCAATAGCTTTATCCAAATCACCTATCACCTTGAGGTGATCTTGTTCTCGTAGCTTGGCCAGTTCCTCCGGCCCCCTGGCCATAGTTTCTGCGGCAGTACGAGTAACTAGTTTGGCCACTTCAGGTTTGGACAGCATAGCGTTGTATAGATCTGCTGTCCTTTCCATCTCTTCGGCGGCCGTAGTGCTGGCCGATAGGGCCTCTACTGTTTGGGCAGCGATATCGACCGTAGCTCCAATAGCTGCGCCACCTGCTGCGGCGGGAAGCGCCCCAATTCCAGCCAAGGGGGCCCCTACAGCAGCGCCTGCACCAGCCCCCACCGTAGTAGCGGTACCGAGTCTCTTGGCCCTTTCTGCCATAGTAATGGTTTGCGGGGCCTCAACTTCTCTAATTCTGTTGATGGCATCTGCAAAAGCTGCCCGCTGCTCTTCGATGGCTTTTCTTTGCTCTTCCGGCAGCTGCATCAGCTCAGGAGGAAGCGGAGCTAATTCTACAACACGACGTGCCTTTCCAAGCTCGTCTTCTCGCATCACTTCTCGCATACCCAAAGACTTGAACAGGGTCTGCTGTAGTGCGCCCTGTCCACCCAGTTGTCCCACGGCACCAAGGGCAGACTTGGCTGTTTCCCGAGCCTGTCGTCCTTCCAAGAATGCCCTAGCGCCTTCCTTATCACCCAAAGCCAGTACCTTTAGAATCTGCTCCAAAAGGCTGGCCTGCTGTTGCTCAACGTCAAGCTGGGCGTCCATTCTCTTGGCCAATTCAGCATTACCCTTTTCCTGGGCGGCAATAGCTTCAATGGTATCCTTACTCAATCCCGCACCAGCCCGTTCCTCTGCCTTCATGCGCTGCTCGGCCGAGAGTTTAGACCATGCTCCTTCGAGCGACTTGATCGTATCCTCAAAATTGGCCCGCTGCTTCATAATGTCGGCTAGTAGCTGAGCCTGAGCTTCCCGTTCTCGTTCCTGTTGGGCAATGGCTCGCATACCTCCACCAAATTCAGGTACTTCCAAAGACAACCTTTCCATGCCCGTCAATTCTCGCATACTCTTACCGAAATCGAGGCTGGGCAGTTCAGCCATTCCCGCCATGGCCCCTGCTGTCTGAATGAGGAATTTGGAACGAATCTCTTCCTCAATTCTGGCATCCCGTGTAGCCTGTGCGGCATTTTCCATAGCAACATTCAACTCTTCAATGGCCTTCTGGTAATGCGTTAGTTGAGAAATCTTGAACCCTTCGGCTTGAAGCTGCATTACTAACGCAGACATGTCCTCAGTCAAAACTTTCAAGGCGCTAGCATTCTGGGCTTGACGAGCATAAGATCCCTCTACGTCATCCAGAACAGTTTCGCTGTACTCTTTAGCAAGAATGTTGTACTCTGCTTGAATATCAGCCAATCTTTGAAGCGGTATCTCCAAGCTCTCCGTGGCCATGACCCTCTGCTCTGCGGTCATTTCTGCCCGCCTGCCCAGACCAATGTCCGGCATGCCGCCTGTAGGCACGCGCACCCCTGCCATAGCCCCCACAAAAGTCATGTTCATGAGTCGCTTGGTTTCTTCCGCGGCATCCTCCATAGCCTTTCTCTGCCAACGAATGATGCCGTGCTCAAGAATTGTGAATGCTTCCCCAGCCTGGGCGGTAGTGTTGGTAACCATCTCACTTAGAGAAGATGCAGACACTTCCCGCCAAGTATTATTGGCAGTATCCCACCAACGGTAAATGGCCTCTCCAACACCTACGCCAGCGATTAGAGTTCTGGCATCTTCCAGGCCGCCACCAAAAGCCTCGGCCAAAGACTTGGCCACTTCCGTGCCAACTATAGCAACCTCTCCAGTTTGGATTGCTCCCACCGCTTCTTTAGCCAAACCTGTAGTGGGTTTGATTCCACGCTCCGTCAAACTACCAGCCAGCAAGGCAGCGCTGCCGCCGGTACGGTAATCCACTAGCCCGCCAGCACCGGCCTGTCTAGCCATGGCCCCAAACATAATGGACTTTTCAGTAGCGCCTCTGCCGAAAGCGCCGCCACCAACCTTTTCTGCCATTTCGGCCGCCTTGGCAAAAGCAGGATTGTTCAGGGCTTCGGCAGCCATCCCAAGATCTTCGAAGCGGGGCAGTCCCTCCATAACACTCTTGACCTTGGTGGTGATTTCTAGTACCTGGGAAAGCAACTCGGCGCGCTGGGCGGTCAGCGCCACCAACTCCGCCTCTCCAGAAACCATGATGTCGCCCTGGCTGGCCATTTGTTCCCGGGCAGAAACAATCTCCATCATCTTGTCTTGAACTTCCTCTAGCTTGCCCAGAACGCTATATTCTTCTTCTCCGCCAGCGGTCATGCCACCAACCAGGAACTGCCGGAGCTTATTCCAGGCACCCGAGGCCTTCTTAAGATCATCCACATACGCCGAAATGGTCTTGGCTTGGAACATGGCGGTCAGGGCATTTTGCGCATCTAGGGCGGAGGCAGTAACCTTCTTCAGATTCTCATCCAAACCAATCATGAGTTGCCCAGTTTCAGAAATACCCCTAATCTTGGTCGGATCAACCTGGCCCAAGGCTTCTGAAACTGAGGCAACGGCGTCTCCGTAATTTTGGGCAGCCACGGCGGCACTCTTGTAAGTTCCCTGATCTACGGCCGTCTTCATGCCCTCCAAATCTTCTAACTTGGCTGCAGCCTGGGACATCTTCTTGAACGCCAGCGACACTCGATCAATGCCTGTGTATTGATCACGAAGATGCATGGCGTAATCCTGGCTTCTTCCGATCAAATCCTCATATTCGGCAGCCATATCTGCGCCAGTCTTGTTCGCTTTCTTCCACATGTAGATGACGGCAGCTAGCCCAGCAAGTACTAGGCCAATAACTGTGCCGCCCGCAAATACGGTCATGGCGTAGGATGCCTCCCGAATAGCGGTCGTCAGGGAGCCAAACATAGGAATAACCCTACCTAGTGGACCAGTCAAGGCAGTTATACCCTTGAGGGCCCCGGCCCCTACGGTAGCAATACCTCTGCCTACCGCACCACCGGCAGCCATCATTTTGGTAGGAGCCGTAACACCTTTTGCGCCAAGGGCTCCGCCTTGCGCAATACCCTTACCAAATTGACCAACTCCCTTTACAGCGGCCTTGCCCATGCCCAAAAGGCCCGCACTCTTCATCCTATCGGCCATTTCAGTTCCCGCAAAGAGAATCATTAGATCATCCAATGCAGCTGCGGCACGTCCACCCACCATACCCAACGCACCCAAAGCGGTAACAGTTGCCAACACCCCATCTGGCAACTTACTAAACACATCCAACATACTTGTAGCCACCTTCACAAGTGTGGTAGCTGGTCCTAGAACGGATTTTCCTAAAGCCAACCCTAGGCCCTTGAGGGTTTCTTTGAATACTGCGGTTTGCTTGGCTACGCTCTCCATAACCAAAGCATTCTTCTTGGCAGCAAAACCCTGGGCATTGTGGGCATTAGAGCTGGCCATCAGGGCCTCATCAAAATTCTCCATGAGAACGATGAATTGGTTGTAATGCCGAATACCCGAGATAGACTGCGCTACGTTGATTTGTTGCGCTCGCGTCAAATCTCCCCAAACCCCAGCCAACTGCTTCAACACATCCATCGCGGGTCGGTAATCACCAGTAGCCTCCAAGCTCTGAATTCCCAACCTACCTAGTTGCTTCTGAGCGGCACCGCTTCGCATAGTACGGAACATGAACTTGGTGGCCGTAGCAACCTCTTTACCGCTTTGTCGAGTAACCGAACCGATGGCTGTTACGATACCCAGGAAGTCCTGGAAGCTAACGCCGGCGACTCCAGCAGCAGCACCGGATCTCTTCACGGCGTCGGCAAGATCTTCGGCAGAAATGGCGTGCTTAGCAGCAACGGCCGCCCAAGCATCTACGAACTCGATACTAGTACCAACCTCATCGCTAAATACCTTGTGGGCTGCGGTCAAGGCTTCCGTAGCTTCTGTAGCATCTAGGGTTGTGGTATTCATTGCCATCATGGTCGCCTTGGTTCTCTCGGTAATCTCACTCATCTTCAAACCTTGCTGACCATAAACTACCATACCATCCAACACATCTTCGATGGCCACACCGAAGTTCTTGGCCATACTTACCGCAGTATCCTGCATTTTCTCGAAGTCTGTAATGGACGTATCCATAACCTTCTGGAGTTCTACGACCTTGGTCTGAACGGTAACCACCACGCTAACCAAGTTGTGGAAGGCTCTAACCAAACCATAGATAACACCGGATGCAAAACCCCATTGCACTACGCGGCGAAGAGCATTCTTCATCTGGTTGACCCACAAACTGGTAGCGTTGGTAGCGTTCTTCATAGAGATCGTTACCGTCTTGCCAACACGCTCGGCCTCAATTCGTACCCGCTGTAAGACCTGCCCAGTTTGGGGATCCACAATATCTTTGGTGATAGGGGCAAAATGCTTCGGCCTACCGATCTTTGCAAAAGCTTCTTGGTCGTTCACTAGGCTTTGCAATCTTTCTTGGTACGCCTTAGCGGCCGCTTGCATTTCCTCGTACTGGGCCGTAACTGATTCTGCAAGAGTTCCACCGCCCGTTCCCGCAATTCCAGACAGGCGGGCCTGCTTAGAGGCAGCGGCAAATGCCATAGCCCTAGTGCCTTCGTCTGTAAGATCCTTTCCTTGGACAGCCTTAGCGGCGTCCCTGGACAATTTGACAATCTGAGTCAACCAGGCCACTGTTTCCGAGAACTTACCGTTCTCCATGCCCACGTGCTTGGCTGTGCGGGCAATGATTTCCGCAACCTTAACAAGATTGGCATACATTGCCTCTGGCTTTTGAACCAATGCATCCCAAAGTAAAGACCATGCCTTGGTAACATCCCCACCCTCGGCGGCCTTCGCAATAACTTCATCCAAAGCGCCACCCATTTGGGCCTTGAATTCCTTACCTTCGTCACCTTGCCCCATGATGTAGGCAAACTGCGCCTTTAGCATTTCCTTGGACGGACGAATACCGGCGTCCACGGCCGCGGGGGCCAATTCGCCACCAGGGGTTGCAATCGGGCTGGCAATAGTGTAAGCCTTACCCCTAGGTACCAGAGTGGACATGAGGAATTCCTGGAACTGCTCCGATTCTTGTCCCAGTTGGTTGATGAGATCCGTGTACTTCGTGGGATCTTTGATGTCTTCCCCAGAGGCCTTCATTTGACCAATAGCTTTTTGTAGTTCCCGGGATCGATTTAGGAAGTTGACAGAAATGGCCTGGAAGAAGTCTTGCAACAGTCGCATGTAAACCCGCTGACCTTCTCCCTTACCAATTACTTTACCTGTAGCATCGGCCTGGCCTTCCATTTCATTCACCGCGGCGCGAATATCAGAAGCGACTTGGTACATTTCACGGGTAGACTTTACTCTAGCTTCCGGCCCTTGTATTTCTCCGGCACGGGCGGCAGTAATCAAAGACATGGCTTGTTCGGCGCGGCCAGCTATAGGACCAGTCTTGAACGCACCGATAGGAGCATTTTCTGGGGCACCCGGAATTTCTAGCATGCCGGCTGCGTTTCGGGAAATAGTAGGCAACCCAAGCATCTCAGTTCCCTGGAAAACAGCGGCTTCTTGCATGCCCAACTTTTGAGAAATACCCTGTAGGAAACTTGTAACATCCCCACCCCGACCTAGATGCGTGAGGATATCATTGGCCGCCGTGAGTGGCTTCACCGCGCCTTCAGCGGAAGCCGCCAATTGATCTATGACACTAGTGAAGTTTCTAACTTCCGAAGCTGCTTCTAGGGAAGTACGCGCAAACTGAAGAACATCCTGCTCGATGTCTACACCACCGGCCTCGTGAGCGGCGCGTAGAAGGGTATGGAGGTGTTCGGAGAGTTCCTCAATAGCATCATCTGCCACACCGGCCGCTTGCATCAATTTCTTGAATGCCGCCGGATCTGCTTGATAAGCCAGAAGTTCTTCGGACAAAGTAGACATGGCCTTCTTGTATGCAGCCCGGAGAGCGCCTTCGTCACCCGGAGACGTTGCCTTCAATTTATCATACTCGGCGAACGCACTCTTAACATTGAAGGCTCTTTCAGACATAGCTGCCTTGATCTTTTCCAGATTGCGACCGACTGCAGTTCTTTGTTCCTCTGGCTTACCCGCCTCACCGGTAGAGAGGCTGCGCATCAAGCCAGACTTAGCCTCCTTAAATAACTTGTTGGCCTGATGAATTGCTTCGTGAGATACAGTTACACCAAAACCCTCTAAACCTCTAGCGATAGTTTCCAAATCTGCAGCAGTGGCGGGGGCCCCTTCTGCTATCTTACGCAATAACTCCATGGCATCTAGGAATGGCTTGATTCTGAGCTGCTTACTAATGAACATTTCTCCCGACTGGCCCCTACCGCCGCCGTACTTAACGTGCCCAGAGATGCTTTGCAGTTCTTCTTGGGTCATTCTCTTAGCCACTTCTCTTGGAAGCACGCCTTTCCATGCCTGTTGGGTAGGCACCACTGTCATTCTACTAGAGGCCTTCTCGTACATGACGCCCATACGATCTGCCAACTCTCGAAGTCGGTTACGAACTGGATTTAGAGTTCCTTCCAACTCAAACTCATTGGCTGCGTCTTCGGCTTCTGTAGCAATATCCCTTGACAGTAGGCGTACCGCTTCTTGCGCCTGCTCCATTGGGCTTTGCTCTCGGAAAGCCTTGATTTGCTTTTCACGGGTACCAATATACTCGGGAGCCAATTGTCCCAACAATCTATCCAGATCCAACCCCTTAATCCTACCAGTCTTACCCGGGGTTAGCATCTTCTGCATCTCTTCTTCTACTTCTGCCATATTCAAACCCTGCGCCTGCAGAGCCGTAATCATGTTCTTCTTCATGTTCTCAAACATGCGTGTGATGATGGCCTTCAAATCCAGGTTATCTACCATCGTTTTGATTGCAGACTGGAAGTTCTCGTAGGTAATGTCCTTGGGTAGTAAGTCTTCTATCCCTCCCAGACGAGCTTCTTCACGAAGTCCTTCAGCCCCCTTCATTCTGAACACATCTGAGAATTGCTGAGTCATCTTATCGCGCATCTTCTGGTTGTAGCGGCCCATTTCCCCATAAATGTCGGCCCCGCCCACATCCATACCTTTGAAGATCTCACCTAGCCGACCCGTCTTCAGGTTTTCAATTAGGTCTAGCGGACCAGCAACACCACCCCCGCCTCCCTTTTGGGCTAGAGACTTGTTGATATTGAGCATGATCCAGTCCATACCTGTAGCAAAAGCATCCCCCACCTGTCCTGTGCCGTGGGTAACCGATACCATGATCTTGTTAAATGCGTCTGTCAACAGACCAACAGACTTCTTGGGTCCGATAAGCGATTGTGCTTCGAATCGGGCTGTTTCTGCGGTTTGTGGCATCAAAACAGCGCGTTGAAGCTCCCCGGATCTACCCTTAGCGACTCCGCCAAACATATCGCTAAACTGTTGGAGGGTTGCGGTTTGTCCGCCGGATACTTCGCCCAAAATCTCAGCCATCATTTGTTGGTAGCTAACTGCCCCGCGTTCTACCTTTTGCGTAAAGGTCTCTAGCCCGGAACCAGCTTTAGTAGCCGTATCAGACAGCCAGCTAATCTTGTCACCGTCGAAGTCTAGATTCAGCCCATGCGCCAAGTACAACTGGTTCAACTTCTGAAGCAGTGGAACTAAGTTGGCCAATTCCATCTTGGCAGCTTCGGCGGCCGGGCCCAGCCCACGAGCCGCATCTATGATTTTTCGCAGTTCCGAGGCCCGTGCCTCTAGTGGGGCCTTCATCTTGGCCAAATCTTCCTTAGAACTAATCGCCATAGGCCCAGCTACACCAATTCTACCTTCCGGCAATTGACCCGTGGGATCCACCATTGGGCGGGTGGCAAGGAAGCTGGCCGCGCCGGTGGTCGGGTATCTGTGTAGAAGTCCTGTGCGAGCAACTCGCTCCTCAGCCTCTTCTCTACCAATTCTTCGTTCCCGCATGGTAGCTTCGACCAGATTATCCCAATCTCTCTTGTTTAGAAGGATAGCGTCGCGAGGAATCTTCTGGATTTCTCCCCCGCCTTGCGCCTCAAGCATTCGATTCCAGGCGGAAAGGGCCTCAGTTGCCCCAGGAACCGAAGTTCCTAGACGCTGTAATACATCCCCCACTTGCCTCAATTCCTCGTCAATATCTGTCCTGAACTGAACAGCCGTTAGTTCTTTGTGGGATAGGGCAATACCCGCCCCCATTTGTGAAGCATATGGGATCTTCATGATAGATGACGGCTTACCACCACTTTCCGTAGCAAATGCTAGGGTGCTGTACATGCCAAGCAGTTCGCCTTTGAGCTTTTCCAACCGGTCGTGAAGCCTATCTACGGCAGCGGCGTCTTCTTCCATCGTGATGCCCAATTGTTCCATCACTTTCTGTAGAACTTCAGGGCTTTGTCTCAATGCGCCGGCAGTTGGTACATTCTCGTAGCCTTTTTCGATGCTCTTCGTTGCAGCTCGGCCTCGGAGAACATCTTGCAAACTCAGCATTCGTCTCTGGGCCGTAGGTTGAGACATTACAAATTCTTCAGCAGAGGTGCCAGCGGCCGCTGTGGTTTCCAAGCGGCCCCTGCCGCCCGCCTTGCTTAGCCGGTAGAAAGAAATATCCTCAGCTAGCCGCAAACCCTTGATTAGGGGCAAGAATGAGGCTACAAAAGCATCCGCGGCTTCTGCAGAATTGTAAGCAGCATTAACCTGCAACCTAATTGCTTCGCGTGCTTTATTAGCAGCGTCTTTGAATGTTTCGCTCTCGGTATCTAGCGATGAAACATCGGGGGCAATTTTACCTTCGGCAGCCCTGATCTGTCTACCCACCTGCATAATCTGGTCTAACTGTCTGGTAATAGGATCAGAACCCTTGGCCCCCAACGGAGTCTCAAAGGCCCCTCTTTCACCCAGACCCTTACCAATGGCAGGTAGTCGCAGCAAACTCTCGCCGCCACCGCGAGCGGGCAAACGAATAGCCAACGCCTCCTTGAATCTTGGATCCAAGATGGTGTCGGCGAAATCTTCTATAGCGCCCACTCCAGGAGGTAGTTTCTTGAATTCCTCCGGTAGCATTTCGCGCAGTTTTTCGGATACCACATCTGTTGCCCCGGCTAGGGACAACAGCGTGTTAACAAATTCCTTCTCCCGCTCTGTAACTTGAGACATTCGAGCCATCATGTCTTGGGCCATCTTGGCCGTGTCGGCTCTCATTCCCAATGCGCGCATAGCAGGAAGATCGAAGTAACGATCGCCTATCTCGGAAGGTCCTGGTTCCCGTGGCTCCTTATGGCGAAGGAATGACAGATTTCCCACCACAGGCATATCTTCAAGCATCGCGGGGCTTACAGAGAAATACTCAGCAGCCTGCTTAGCAGCCTCCACTAGGGTCTTTCCACCATTTACCATCGCATCTTCAATAATGTTGGCTACTTCTTGTGCTGTAGGGGCTACGTCCGTCGGAGAAGCTGCTGATTCTGCTATACTGGAGGCTATCATCTTCATTGGGTCAGACAAAATACCACGCTTAGCCGCCCCGTATCCAGAAAGTGCAGCTTCGGTACCTGCGGGCAACTTAAATGTTCCAGCAAGGTCTTCTACTACCTTAACTACGCCTTTGAAACCAGCAATTGTACCAATCTTACTACCAGTAAGAAGCGGGTAAAGCTCCTTCAACCTAACGCGGAAGCCCTTCAAACCATTCTCTACTACTTCTTCTATACCCTCAACTTCGGCTTCGACACCTTTCATGTCGAATTTGATCTCTTTACCTTCGACGTCATAACCCATGAGCTGCCCATGGATAAGCTTCTGTCCAACCTTAAAATCTTCAGCCAATGCCTTCATGGGGTCTGTAATCTTAGGTTCCCACATAGACATCTTTTCAGCAGCCTTCTTGTCAATCAGAATCATGTCCTCATGAACTTCAGGTGTCTTGCGAGGATCTAGATACGCTGTCTTGAGGGTACGTGTCATCTTCTCTTTGAACATACCCGTTTCGTAAGCCAAGGCCTCACCCTTCCCCATAATCTCAGGGCGGTGACCATAAACCATCTCTCTAGCTTGCTGGGGCTGGAAAGATCGCATTGGGCGCATAGCTCCGCGCCCACCAAGAATCATGCCTGCTAAATCTCGAAGTTGTACCGGAAGCTCTGCTCCAATAGGTCTTCCGCCTTCACCCTTGATAATTCTAGCTTCAGCAGCACCGGCTTCTCCCAAGCCTACGGAACCTACAACCTCAGCACCCATCTTACGCAGCTCTTTGAGGGCATCACTCATATCCCAAAGTTCTGCGTTAAGAAGAGCAATCTGGGACGACTCGTCCTTCAAAGCCGCTAGGCGATCCTGTAAGGCCTTGTTGTCCGAAAAGTCGATGGAGAGGACGGCCTCTCCTCCCTTTTCAAATGCCTGGGCCCCTCCCAACTTGGCAACGGGTAGATCCAGAACCCCCTTCATCTCTCGACGAAGCATCGCCAAGGCGCGTTCCTGGCCTCCCGTACCCGCTCTAGCGGCCCGTTCTGCCTTTACCAAGACCTCACGGAAGTCTGGGGAGCCAGAGAGGGCCTTAAGTCTTTGTGTTAGAACATCACCAAACTCGGTAACTTTTCCGCCCACAATGGTAAGCGCAGTAGTAACTACCTTAGCTTGACCAGATAGGCCTTTGATCTCAACACTGGCACCCGGGCCAACCCCAACGGCACTTGCTTCAGGTAGACCTAACCTCTTCAAGAGATCAGGGATCTTGCCCAATGCGCCCAGGCCCAACAACATCTTGTTGAACTTGCCTAGGCTTTCAGATGCACTTTTAGCCTGCGCCGCAGCGTGCTTTACTAACGGATGCTCCGCAACCGGTTTTTCCGGCTTCGGAGGCGGGGCGGGCGGCGTACGGGACGCAGCTCGCCTCTCATCCACCACCTGGGCGGCAGGCCTATCTCTATCTGTACCAGTTCTTCTATCAACGCGACGTTCAGTGGTACCAGAATCCCTACGACCCGCCTCTTGCCGGCTAATCTGAATATCGCGCGCTCGATTTTTGTTGGATGGTCCAACTTGAGGCTCTACTTGCCCCGGCGGTGGGGGCCCCGCCGCCACTTTCTTCTCCATGGACTTAGTGAGCCTCTCCATGGCGGAAACTACGGAAGAAGCAGCATCGTCAAATCTAGATACTAACTGTCGGTTCTCCCTCGCTAGTGCTTCTACAGCTTCGGTAAAGTCCGCGGAGGTTACCCTGGTTGCCTCCCGGACACTTCTAGCTGTAGCAGCACCTCCTGCAACTGCAGGAGGAGCAGCGCCGCCGGGCCCACCGCCTAAAGTGAACCCGGCCGTTGCTCTTTCAAAAGCAAGCTTTACAGCCTGCTCTACTTGTTTGGTAATGCTAGATAGACTCCCAGAGTCAACCTCTAGCTCTATACCAATTTTGAAGCTCTCTTCTACCACCTAGCCTTTTCCTCCACCGTTATCGTCCTCTCCTAGCGGCCCTCATGTTGCGTGCCCTTCTGCTGTTGGGAGCGACGACTTGAACGTCTGAAGCTGTACCAGCCTTCACACGTTCTTCGCTGTAAGACATCTTTAGGTAATCCGGATGGTTGGGTGTAATGATCACTTCATCGGCTTCAGAAGCCCCTAACTTACCTTTGGCACCCGAACCTCGCTTTAGCCTTCCCTGGTTCCTATCCTTTTCCCTTTGCTTGAAGTAGGACTCCATGTAGGCGTCCAGTGCGTCATCGTCCTTAATGATGTCATCATCCGGTTGGTCATCCGGAAGCATTTCGTAAATCGACTGATAGTAGTTGCTCCAGTACAAAAGGGACTGCTGATCTGGAGTAAGATCATGGAGCCCTTGAGGAAACACAGGGCCTCCCAATTTCAACCCGGCGGTATAGCGAATTCTCCACAACACATGCCGAGCCAAATAGCGAATCTTGCTTACCGGAAACCCTCGGTTGAAGTAGGCAAATTTCTCCACCAACCCGTGTCGTAAAACCAAGTCAGTTTCGTTCTCGAAATCCTGAAACGTAGGCCAGTACCTATCGCCATCTATCTTGTAAGAAGCCGCCCAAGATAAGAACAACAGGGACTCTTCATCTGCCTTGAACTCCCGGGTCATGGCGTACAAATGTTCATTTTTAGCCTTCAACTTGGCTACTTCCAAAGACAAGCCGGCGATCGTCTCTTCTATGGGTTTTCGACGGCCTTCTATCTTAGTAAGACTGAGGAGACGCCGCTGGGCGTTAATCTTACCTTCTAGATCGGCAATTCGCTGTGTGTCCTCTTGTCCAAAGCCACGGGCCTTAATGATAGCATCGATATCTTCGCGAGAAGGAAGTTCCTCTTTGGCCGCTTCTATCAATGCTTTTTCCCGAAAATACCTGCTGGCCAGAATATCGTTGGAGGAAGGATGAGAAAATACCAAGAACGTAACTTCGCCGTGTCTATTTGGAATTTTAACCAGTTGCTTGTTGTTGATGACGCTTTCTAGAAGTTCTTCAACTTCCTGAAAAGAAAGCTCTTCAACTGGCATTACTTATCCTTTCGAGGTCGTCCTCGCTTCTTCGGGGGCGCGGGCGGAGGCGTAAGCTCGTCGGGCAATACCACATTCTCCACCACCGGAGCTTCTTCTGCTGCGGGCGGGGTCGCGTCGGCAATAACCTCTCGGGCCGCTGCGGTCGCCTTCTCAATACGCGACTGCTGAATCTGGCGAAGCACGGCCTGTTCCGGGGTATTCTCCAGGAAATTGCTTTCCAACCCTTGCATCCATAGCATGACCTCAAACCGAGCCTTGATAGCTAGCGCAGTATTCTCCTCATTACGATAGGCATCGTAATCCTTCCAAAACTTGGTACGATCCTTCTTTTCCACAAGCCGGCTGGTCAGAAAATCAGTCCTAGCATCTTCCGCCAAATTCTCACAGGTGTTGGCCATGGGGCCATTGATGCGCTGATTGAGCTGAAAAAGCTCGTCTCGTAGACGCGCTACTTCCAAAGCACAAACTTCCTTCTCTTCCTCGGTAGCTTTTTCCAGAAGGTTTTCCAGTCTGAAAAGTTCGGCCCCCAGGGTAATGCGTACGCCTTCTAGCTTCTGGCTATACTCTGTAGACAAAATACCTTTGGTCCGAAGCAGCTCTAGCATTTGCGATTGAGTAAGCAATCCATCCACAATAGCTTGATTGTAGACCTTGGAATACTGCCAGTCTGCCTTACGAATATCCTCTCCGGTGGGGTTGGCAATAAAGAAGTGTAGAATTTCGTGATCGGGGGTTTCGATAGTGAATTCTCGTCGACTATCCAAAATGTCCTTAACAGCGCCCTTTGCGCTTTCGGCGTCAGCCATGTTTGTTCTCCTTTTCCTATTCCCTAATTCGCTTTCCGAACGGAAGCGGTCTGAACTTCGATAACGTCCTCAGAGGTCGGTACAAAGAGTACTTTGTAGTGCCGATCCATCTCCAATTTCAGATCTCTGATAGCGTTGTTACCTGCGCGCAGAACCTTGGATCGGAACGGCTTGTACCGCTGAGAATCTCCAATAGCAACTTCCGCCATGTCCAGGATCTCATCGATCCCCTTCATAACTCTCTTCTCAAGATCACGCTTGAGTTTTTCCTTGGAACGTTCCAAGGCCTTATCTTCCCTTGAATCATTCATATTGTACCCTTTCCTTTAACTCTTTACTAGGTATCTACAGGCGGCCTTCAAATTTGGGAGATTATCTCCCAAAAGGCCAAGGCCTGTATTACAAAGAGAGCACAGAAGACCACGCACTTTACCGGAGCTATGACTATGGTCTATTACAAGTCGCTGGTGGTGGAAGCCACCGGTTTCCCGATGGCTGCCACCCAAACAAGTAAAACGGGATGGTCTTAGAACAATCGGCGTGCGTCAGGATTGACCTGGAGACCAGGGCTTGCCACCATGTCGGCGACATCCACTTCACCGAGTACGGCAAAGAGGTTGTTAGAGCCTCGGAATCCGAAGGTCTGGGTTGCGTTCTCACCCATAGCGAGGTTGTACGCCTCGTCGGTGATTCGCAGATCCTTAGCAATGATCGTCTTCAACGGTCGCTCTCGATGCGTGTTAGACTTCGTTGGAACAGCCGGAATGGTAGAACCAAAGTTGGTTGCCGGGAAGTCCGGATCCGAGCCAAGAACGCCATCGTAGTAGATGGAGCGCTGGCCTCTCTGGTAGTACTCATCACCAACCATTTCGCGAGTAACAACGCGTCGGTTAGAACCGGTTCCACCTGCTTCCTCATCGGTCTGCTGATAAATCTGAACAACGAGGTCGAGGCGCGTATTGGCAGTCATGAAATCGTAAATCGAGATTTCATCAGTGGTGCCGTCAATGACAACACCCTGCTTCTTGGACGCCAAGGTAGCGTACTCAACAAGGTCGTTCGCTGTAGACTCGACGGTAACAGTGAACGGAATCGGGAAGGTAAGCGATCGGTCGTACGGTCGTAGATGCGATAGTTCGAACAGCGGCTCGCGGGTGAGGTCTGCGGCAATTGTCACAGAAGTCAAGCGTAGAGCTAGCTGATCATCCAAATCGAAGGTTGGGTCAAGAACATCCTTGTCAATAAGGTAGATCTCAATCTGACCCTGTCGGACAGCACCAAGATCCTCTGGCTTATGGACAGTATCGACCTCAATCGGGGCAAAGTACTCTGCGTCTCGGCGGGTTGCCATACGAGAAGTATTGGCAGCACCAGATCGAGCGGCCTGAGTTGCACCGGCAAGGCCTGCGAAGGAGTTGGCGAATGCGTTGGCGGCGTAAACCACCATCAGAATATCACCAGCAGCCTTTGCCTCACCTAGAAGATCGGCATTGGTGGTCAAATCGGTAGGATCGAAGAGTTCGTTGGTAGCGCTGTTGTAAACATACGCACCCGCGGTGGCTGCGGAACCGGCCTGAACCGGAATTTCCGTAGTTGCACCTGCAGACGCATTGTAGTAACGTACAGCGGGGTTACCGAAGTTGTCGAAGCGTAGGAAGGCAAGCTGTCCCGTAGAGCGGGTAGAAACCAACTCAGGGGTTGCAGCGTTTTGATCGAGACCAAGGAATACCGAGGTCGCGGACGTATTGATCTTCCAACCCGTTCCGCCGGTGGTACCGTCGTTAGGATCAGGATCAACGCCTGTTGCTGCGGCAGTGTAAACAAACTCCTCACTTGATACAAACCTACCGTCGTTTACGAACCAGAACTTAGCATCCGTTTCACCACCGTAATTCTCGGTAGCGTTCGCACCTGCGGAATAGGTCCACTCAATAGAGTTGACGAATACGCGAGGCAGGAACATGGTCTGTTCAATGAGATCATTGTCAGTACCAATGGAGCATTCATCCTGGATGGGGGCCCAGATCTCGACCGAAGAGTTACCGCATACTGCGGATAGACCAAAGTCAGTAAGGGCGACACCGTGATAGTACGCAATGTTGACTGCATCGTCTCCCAGACCACTTACTACAGTAAGGTGTCCGCTTACGCTGGTTGCGTCATGAACAAGAACGTTGTCCTGCTCAAGGTTAGCAAGTGCGTAGAGGTTGGAGAGAGAGCCAAATTCATTGGTCTCAATGGTCACGGCTACGGTCGGGGAGTCATCGACTACGTCGATAATGTTGAGCTGACCAAGCTCGAACACGTCCTCAGTGTTGAACGTTGTGGTAGAACCAAACGTCTGCACACGATAGAGAACGTTACCATTAGCCCAAACCGCATTGCTTGGGTAAATGATTCGGTTACGTCGTGCCATTAGGTCTTTCCTCCTTTACGAGATTTGTTTTGCTACATTAGACGGGGGATTCTATGTAACACCCCAAAGTTGAGGCGACTTTGGAGGAATGGCCTGTACCATGCCTGGAGCGCGTCAGCGCTCCGCCTTAAGACAGGGCGTTAAAGTCTAGCCCGTCTCTAAAGGACTCCATCTCGAATGTTATTCTGGAGCGCCATCTATTGAGATCACTCCAGTCTTGTCTTCCGGTAATGTGTTCAACCTTTACATTTCGGAAGTAGAAAATCGCATCATCATTGTTATCGAGTTGTAGTAGGGTACCACTCCAAGTGGGATTGTAGGTGCCATCATAAGCCAACGGCTCTCCGTCCCGAAAATCAAAAACTGGGATGTGACGGTTGTAAATAGCATCATGTAGAAACTCAGTTAAGTCATCTCGTTCGGCACTGGATGTGGCAAAGACATCTATTGTACACATCCGTACAGACTTACGTCCCCCTCCAAGCTGGAAGGGGCGTTTGTCATAGCCCTTCATTTCAACAGCCACAATGGGCGGTTCCGGTGGTTCAGTTCCCGGCCAACCATCCACCACCGACACATAGTATTGGTAGAAATCCACGGTAGTAGGTGTGCCTTGGATCGTGGTAGTAGCTCCGCCCGGTAAAGCAATAGTACCATCCAGATAGTTGATCGTATACAAAGAAGAGGAGATCGTCGCCCCTACTTCATTCTTCACAGTTACCCTAGTAGACTGTTCCGCTGCGGGAATGTCTGATACAACGCAGGTGCCGCTTCCAGCAGGATCAAAGAAAACCCACCCACGCCCCTCATCAAGAAAGCTAGGAAGCCACTGTACCTCAGCTTCGTAAACGGCCTTCTCGGGATTGAAGGTAAGAGAGGCATTGACTACCTTCTCTACCCACTTCATAGGAATGACTACATCCTTAATCCAATGCTGGAGAGACATATCTTCACATCGCGCTAATGTGATGGTCATTATAGTCGCCTCCCCTGGATTGCGGCATCGATGGCCTTTTGTACAAAAGGACGAAGCTTGAACTCCCTCAGGGCTTCCGCAAAAATGTCGACGGGCGAATAGCCCGAAAAGGGGTGCCTTACCTCTGAAAACGGAATGACCTTATCCCATCCCTGCTCCTCGTACTCACTTTTGCTCACCATGAAGCCTTGCTCAAATCGACCCCACCCCACTTGATACGGACGTTTGGTAATCCTGGTGAATTGTTCGGGAGTAATGAATGCCCAGTCCCCAATAAGACCTTCTAGATAGAATACCAACCAATGCAAAGGCTGTACGTCGTCCGGATCTATTTCGCCGGAATCGGTGTAACCTAAGAACTCCTTCTCACCCAATCTCACAGAAATTCTGTTACCTGTTACGATGAATGTTTGTTCAAGCTCGGTCTGCAGCTTTGTCAGAAACTCTACGCGCCAATTAGCAGGGTTGGTAGGGTCTTCTGGACGTAGTTCTGCCCTTTCTGACAAACCATCGTACCCCAGCATGATCTTATCGATAAGAAAAGGAATGGCCTCATGTTTGATTACTGATGCAACATTGTGCTGAATGAGAGCCTGCTTCTTCTGAAGAATAGCTTTCAACTTTGGGATGTCCACCTTTACCTTCATCTTAAACCCGGACATTATCTACCTCGGAGTCGACCAGTCAGGGTCGTAGAGTCCGTAGTGCCCTTTATCTTGCGACGGGCTTCCGCTTCGCGTCGAAGCTTGTCGTTGCTACCAAATTTAGCGGTGGAGCGCTGTCCTGCCTCTACTGTTTGCATGAGCACCTCACAGACTGCTTCCTCGCCGCCTAAACCGCGCACAAAAGGGGGTTGGTACTTTTCTACCTTAACGCCGTTGTGAAGCAGAAAAACCTCATTGTTCAGCAGCAGCTCGTAGTTACAAGCCAAAGTCTTCACTGTCATAAAGTTCGTGCCTTCTTTGCCAGCCGGTAGATCCACAAACCTACCGCCTCTATCCTTGGCCGAAATGAAGTTAACCATGGCGGGAATACAAATTTCTTTGGCTGTGAAGAGCTGTCCTTCTCCTATACATACGGGGCAACGACCTTCGGTAAAAGGAATAGGGGTAAGGGTACGGGACTGGTCCGTGCCAACGAAGATATTCACATTGGCTACAAACGAGGCATCGAATACGTTGGAGGACTTCTTGTTGATAGAATCCCAGATGCAGTTAGGGCAATCCACAAACATAGGGCTCTCTTGAACCACGCACAGAGGTTGAGATAAATCCAGCACCAGTTGATGAATGAGGCCCTTGAATTCCTTCTTGATGGAGGAAGGTACCAGCTTGCGAGGCATTAGTCTAACCTAATCCCTTCCAGATTGTAAGCTGCATTGTAGCGAGCACACTCAATCATGTCCCGAATCTTTTGCTTGAGGTCCGCCAAATCTTCGGTGCGTGAACGAATGTTCTGGGTATTGTCGTATGAGGTATCTCCATCCCGGATGGAAACGGCCTTTTCTTGTGACTGACGCAATTCTCCTTCCAAGAGAAGAATGGCAGCCTGCATAATCAACATCTCGGTGGTAATCTGGCTGGCGTCCAATCCACAAGACACCAAAAGGTTCTTGGCGCGGTCGTAGGCCAAAAGAATCTCTCTATCCGAGAAACGGAAATGCTGGTAGAAAACATCCAATGTACCAGTAATACAAGCACCGGTGCCGGTAAAAGTCAAGAAACGATACCCCAAAACTTGAGGATCGCTAATGCTGGTCTTCTCCGTTCCATTCAGGACAACGCGCTGAGGCCAACCCTTCCACTCGAACAACTCCCAAGTCTTCTTATCCGCTGAAATTTGGCTACCACAAGAATGCTGGGATTGTGGATCAGTGGAGGAATAGTAGTCTCTTTCTATGACTCCAAAGTCACCAAGGGTAACGCGGATAGACTCTACGATCTCTCGGTCCTGTTCAGAAAGGGCAATCTCGGGCGGATAAGTGGCCGTAGTGGTAGGAACGGTATACTCGGAAAAGATTCCGGTTTCCTGTCCCACCTCAGAAAAGACACTACTTACCAATGTGCCGCTGTTGTAGAACTGCGCCTTGTAGTATTTAGCAGGGCTAGTTACTGTATCTAGATAGCTGTAAGAACCAGCGCCAGTTAGAGCAATTGTAGAGATCGTAGAATAAGGACCACTAGCCGCATCCGCCCGCATAACCAAGAGCTGATTGAATACGGCCCCCACCTCATCAGCATCTCTGACTGTAATGGTGATCAGGCCGTTGATGATCGAGGTTATCTCGGGCTTCAGGACTGAAGTCATCTACTGGCTCCCCCTTTACGCGGTTTGTTCTAGCTTCTTGAGAATGTGCCTCATGTGCTGTTCTTTTCCAGCAAAGTGTTTGGTAAGGGTCAAAGCTTTCTTCAGTACCACTCTGTCCTTGGTCTTCTCGATCAACGTCCGGGCATCGTCGTAGGATGCCTCGATAATGGACGCGGGGGTGATTTCTACGCCCCGGCCTGTGTCATCAGCATCGGCGCGTCGAAGATTTCTACCCGCGCCTTTAGCATCATCCTGCTTCTTGGTGGAGATCTTTTCGTTTACAACCTTCTTGGCCTTAGGTCCCTTGACTACCGGAGCATCCAACGAAACCCCGCTGTCATCAAAGTAGCCCCAAGTCCCGCGAAGAAGAACTGTCTCCTTCAAGAACTGCACAAACTCAGACGTCTGATCTTCGGTCAAACCACTCTTCTTACCTACTACTTTGAATGCATCTTCCAGCTTTACCTTTCCACCAGGCGGAACTTGTCGCTGAAGCACAAAGTAAGCAGCGTTACCTAGATTCTGTGCATATCCCTTCATAAAAGCTCCCTTCCTACTACTTGTCGGTATTCACATACCGAGTATCGTAATACTTGTCCGTCCACTTGTCGATAACATTGTGTAGGATATTGGACAGACGATGGATCACCAGGGCCATAAGGCCCAGATCCAAAAAATTGTTCCCACTTAAAGGATAACTCGTTTGAGTCAAAAACACAACCCCGAAAGACGCCCAAACGGAAAAGCAGTATCCGCAAGTAAACAATTCTTGAAACCACTTCCCCAGTAGGAAAAGCTGCTCACGTATGGGCTTGAAAATCTGGGACTTGATAACCAACTCGGTAAGTAGTTCAGTAAGAACTACACAAAGTACTACCTGAATAAGCAAGTAAGACAACATGAAATCTCCTTTACTGATAGACTACCGTAAGATCTGCTGTACCGGCTAGGACCACAGTAAGGCCGCCAGTAAGATTCAGACCATATTCATAAGTTCCAGCATTGTTACAATCTAAGACCGCAATTACCGTTCCCGACGCTGTCCCATTATCGTAAACGGTCAGGGTTGTTACGCCTGGATCGTTGACAATAATCCTGTGAAGCTTCGCCGGGCCGCTCCTGCTAATAGCCGTAGATGCACCGGTAAGGTGAGCATACCTACTTACGTTCTCGTATAGATTTGCGTCAGGCATCAGCTGTATCTCCTTATGCCAGACCCTGGTAACGGGGCGGGGAGACCTCGTTTTACCTAGGACAAACCAGGGCCTGGCGTATTGTGCCCCATACAAAAAACCGATAGGGGTCATTGCGAATCCCTATCGGTAAATGAGTGACCCCATACACTTGCTCCCAAGAGGGAGGGGCCGAAACCCCTCCCTCAGGGATTTCAAAGCTATTACGATCGGTCGATGACACCCATCGATACCATTCGGGAATCGAGAAGAGCGAAACCAACTTCCTCCCAACCGAAGAAGCCTTGCTTCTGCTGTCGTAGAAGAGTCGGATCGTCGTGAGCCTCGTACTCCTTTCGAATAGGCATGACGAGAGAGTCATTAACAGAGAGATCGAAGCCCCAGATCTGAGTCTCACCAGCGGTAGTAACGTTACCATTCGCATCAACGGTGTTAACGTTGGTTGGCGTATAGTCGTTGAAATCGCCAGCACCATCGACCTGGAAGATACCGAACGAAGCACCGTTCTGGTTGATATTGAATCGACCAGTGGCACCAAGCTGGAAGACCTCGTGGAGATTGACGTTCCAAACCGTACCCATACCAGCAGCCTGGAAAATCTCTCGGCGGGTGATAGGATCGACCTGGGTATCAGTCCACTCGCGAATGTCAGCGGCATCCTCAGGGGAGATGTAGAGATCAGTTAGGGATCGGCGAACTCGCTTCATACCGACCATCATCAGGTTGATCAATTCCTTGGAAAGGAACTTCTCACCGGTTGCACCGGCAGGAACCTGATAAATCGGAGCATTGCGGGGGCCTAGAAGGCCCTGACCTGCGAAGTTAGTAGTACCGCCCGGCACGATTACGCGCCAGCCAGACTCTTCCTCGAAGTCTGCAATTGCACGAGCAGTATTACGGGCTGCTCTCTCCGGAATATCAATACGGGAATCTCGGGCGTAGGTAACCTTCCAGTCTGCGGATGCAGAGATGGAGAAGGTAGGAACGTATACTTCCTCACCAACACCTTCGACGAAGTTCTGTGCGATGTATCCGAGGCCAGGTAGAACGAATACCGGTATCTCGAAGTCGTCAGCAACTGGATAGACGGCCTGAGCACCAGGGGCGAGTCGCTCAACAGCGAAAAGCTGTCGCATGATGGACGCATCGCGAATCTCCTGGAGAATGGGCACAGTTAGTGCCTGTGCGAAGGCCTTGTATGCTTCGACACCCTCAGGAGTGTCAAATGCAGCAGTTGCCTTAAAAAGTTCAGCAAGCTTTTGCTTGTCCATGACAATTTCCTCCTATAGGGTTAGATTAGAAGCTTAATCCGGAGTTTTTCACCTGCTGCCGCTTGAGCGGTAGTCAGGGAGTTTTGAGCAATAGCAACAACCGTCGAATTGACCTGGCTGGCATGCCCAGAGGGGCATACGCGACCATTAGGTCCAACGGTCAAATTACCACCAGCAGTGTAAGCGCTGGAAACATAGAAAGTGGTGTCATAAACACCAAGGTGAGCAACCGCAACAGGATCGCCACTAAAGGCGTCAGAGCTGCCCAGATCGCCTGGGAGTCGGAAACCCGTCGGATGTGCGGAGGACTCTGCCTTGACGTTCTG